TCAATATCAGCCACTCACACCCCCTAAAAAAATACGCCGTAGCCCTCAGTGCGTGGCGATGAAAATCGGGTTGTTAGACCCTGCTGAAACTGTCCAGCCATCAGCGCCGTGGTAGCTGGCATATCCCCGCCGAATTGATCCACGATACGCGAGGCAAGCAGGCATTGAAGCCCCTGAGAATCCCTGAACGAGAGCGGCGCCGGGTCATCTAGACCGATATTGTCGATCGACTGCCACAGCTTCACCGCCCCATCGTAAATCCACGTCGCCGTTGAGGCCGTGAATGCATCCACAATCACCACCACAGCCAGATCCCGAGGCGTCGTGCGGTCGAAGTTCGGGGCGTTCTGATAGAGAGGCGGATACGGCCCCCATCCATCGCCCCAGAACCAATCGACAGGCACAACCTCCGGCAATGTGATTTCCATGACCGGAGAGGTGTTGCGGAAAATGCGTTCGTTGCCCGTAGCGGTATAATCGCCTTTGGGGATAACGTCTCTCAAGCGACCGAACGCCCCAGAGGATATGAGGAACTGATATAGCCCCTGCAAAGCCTCCAGAGCGTCCTGCGCTTCGTTGACGCGGGCTTCCCGACCAGCGGCTAGCACTCCAATCTTACGGAGCGCTCCGTTGATGATGGCCCGCGCCGTTGCCATCAGTCGAGCTTGTCAGCCAACAGCTTACGGAGATTGTCAGCCGATGCGTTGGCACGATACTTGATCTGGCGCTTGTCCAGCTCAGCCTTCAGAGCCTCAACATCCTCGTCCGTCTCCGATACATCCTCGTCATCAGGATGTTCCGCGAAGGTTGGGTTGACCTTCAGACGGTCAAACACAGCCTTGTCCTTCACTTCGACCGGCTGACCCTTCACGAAATCCAGGCCACCTTCCGAAATCAACTGCGTCTGAACGTCATCGGGAGTACCGATATATACGAGCTTCGGCATTCTATCCTCCTTAAGCGGGCTGTTCGGAAAGATACGTCAGCATGACGACGATCTTAGCCGTTGCCGCACCCGTAGCTGGATTGGCGCCAAGCGTCATGTACACAGGCGTCTTTGCCGAGGTGAGGAAGTCACGGCCGGTCGGGTTCATGGTCGTTTCCGCGCTGTCACCAACCACACGACCCACGTTAGTCGAACCGTTGAAGAACAGCGTAGGCGTTGCGGTAGTGCCGACGTTAACCGTAACCGTGGGCGTGCCGTTGCTATCAAGCTGCCCGGTAGACTTGATGAAACCACCCGTAACCCGCGAACGAGGCGGCAGGTAGAACATCAACACACGATCGCCAGTGGTGAGATTGGCCGTAGCCGTAAACTCACCCCGTTCGTGGTGTGCAGTGCGACCGTCCAGACCAACACCCGAAACCGGGTACTGGCGGGGACCGGCCGTCTGTAGAGAGAAATAATCAGCCATAGTCCCTACTCCTTACAGGTCGTCGCTGGCAGCGGTGACAATCGTCACAATGCCATACTGCTTGCCATTGAAGCTCGTCTTCTTCTGGCCGCGAAGCTCCTCGATGCCGACACCAGGACGGAAGCCATAATCATCGTCCTTCGCCGTCGTCGGGCGGGGATCCTGACCGTAAGCAACCGCAATGGCTCCCTGACCGCAGAGGTACGAAACACCCAACTGGATACCGGAAGCACCAGCACCCGGAAGCAGCGAACCGTTGCCGACGTTCAATTCGGGGATTTCCCGGATGATGACGCCGTTGTACATCAGGTCGCCATCCTGGAAGATGGGGTTCTTCGACATGCCATCACCCTCACGGGCACGGGCCTGCGTATTCGCCTGAATGATCGTCGAGTCCTGCGACAGATCACGGAAGACGTTGCTAGGCGTGAACAGAACGAACCATTCGCGGCCAGCCGTCATGTCCGACTTGAACGGGCGGATGTTGATGCTGTCCGATGCCGTGCCAGCCTGACGAGCAATGCGCTTGGCCAGCGTAATCGTTGCCGCCGTCATCTTGCCCGTGGCAGTCGAGACGTTGCCAGCCGCCGTCGCCCACACACCCGACGATGCGTTGCTCTTGGCATTACCAAAGAGAATGCGATCGGAGTTGTTGACGAGGTACGTGTTACGCTGTGCGGCGGTTGCCGAGAGGTAAGGAACCGTGCTGTCCGTGCCCGCAATGCCGTTTGCATCCGCAACACCCGGAATGACGATCGAACCCATCTCGATAAGCACTTCATCACGAAGCACCTCAGCATCCCAGCCGCGCAATGCAGCCTTTGCGGCATCGAGAAGGTCAATCTCGGTACGGAACGACGTGGACTTGGGAACCCTGACACCGTTACGCAGCCAGTTTACCCGGACCTGATCGTTGTAGTTCGCCAGATCGTCTTCGTTGCCCGAAAGCACCTCAGCGCCACGAACGCCACGACCCTTGAGACGAGTGATGAGCGGAATGTTGATCGCCACACCAGCCGAGTTCTGCAACTCAGAGCGGATGCGGATGATCGAGCTGTCACTAGTACCCATGTACGGCATGAGGCCGGATTCACGGATATATTCGCGAGTGTAGTTGGTAACCCAAATCTGCTTCTCGGAAGCAGTTGCTAGTACGACTTCTGCCACTGTCTATCTCACTTGAAGACAGCTCCCAACGCAGACATCGGACCAGTCGGCACGTCAATCACTCCACCCCCGGAACCCGGAGCAGCGGCAAGACTGCGCGGCGGCTGGACAGACGGCGTAGGAGCCGGTTGACCAATAGCTGCGACAGGTGCCGCAACCGCTGCCGGTGCGGGAATGCCAATTCCAAGTTCAGTAGCGCGTTTCCGAACCCATGCGTCCGGATCATCGCCAATCTGTGAAATCAGGCCGTCCCGTTTGTGCTGCTGGACGATCCAACCGAGGGGATGCTGTTGCTGGCCTAGTGCCAGATCAAACGCAGGGTCTTTCGCCGCCTTCTCCATCGCCCACTGACGGGCGGTTTCAACGGTGTCGGCTCCATACTGCTGCGAAGCGATCTCTTTGCTCATCGAGAACCGCTCACGCATGAGCATGTCCTGCATCTGGGCCGATTGATACGCCGCAAACCCGTTAGGATCATCGATGGGGTCTGGAATCTCCCGGTTCTGAGGCTGCGCTGCCTGGCGCGCTTCAAACTCCTGATTACGACGCTCGATTGCCTTTGCTTCGTCACGCACCTTGAGAAATACAGACAGTGGAACCGTCTGCTCTGTCTTAGGCGCTTCCGGCACAGGCTCAGGGACAACTTCCGGCTCTGGCACGACAGGAGCGGGTTGCTCCGGTTCCGGCTGGGGCTCAGGCTGTACCTCGGCTTGAACGATCTCTGGAGCCGGGGGCAATTCTGCATCCGACTTATTCAGGTTATCGAACATGCCTTCTGTGAGCGTCATTCCAATTAACTCCATCCCGCTCGTATCGTGAGCGACATACGCAGCGTCCGGTCAGCGACGGCCTGCCCCACTCTATCGCCGTGAGGTAGCGTATCGACCTTTAAGGGCGTCGGCCCCTTACGCACCGGTTTAACATAATACCGGATATGTTCAATAGCCCTGTTGCGCGTCATCCCTTGGTGGGTTCGCCAACATCAAGGCAGTTTCTACCTGCGTCTGTTCAGTGTCAGCACCATCCTTAGCCGTCTTAGCCTGGGTGGCGGCAATCTCAGCCTGCTCCTTACCCAAGGCGAGTTGCTTGACAGCCTCCTCCTCTTGCTGCTGTTGCTGCTGAACCTCAGGCGGTGGGGCTTGCTGCTCACGAAACTTCTTGATGCGCTCCAGTACCTGAGCCTTGTTCGGCATTGGGGACAGTTCGATAGCAATCTCAAATTGGGGGCTGTCGATTGGAACCAGCTTGGCAAGCTCGATAAGATCGTTCCACACCTCTTGAGCAAGGTTCGACGTGTCTGGCGTGGTGTCCAGAATGATATCAACGTCCATCTCTGAGACTTGGTTGTCGTATCCAATCACCCCCAGAGACGGAATGATCTGCGTCAGGGGCATCCCCGTTTCAGGGTGAGGAACCATGTTGCCGTAAGCGTCCATCACAGGAACCTCCTGCTGGACAACGCCCTGCTTAGGCTGGTTCAGACCGATAAACTCCGCAGCCTTCGTATCGTCGGCAACCCGGATAAACCTCTGCTCATTCCAGAACTGCTTGGCG